GAGAGCTTCCTTTTCAGGAATGGCGCACAAGATGTGGTAGCCAACAGGTTTTGGGAGCTGCCTAGCTTTTTCCTCAGCCGTAGCCTCGGGTTGGTACATGCCAACAACTTGTGGGTTGTTAGGGTTAGCGCCAATTAGTATTTCACTCATTGTCGTGGTCTTCCATTGTTTGCTTGAGGTCAAGCAAGTCTCGCTCTGCGTAGGCCAATCCCTCTATTACCCCGCAAAGTTTTTGGTACATACCAAAATCAGTACAGCGCCCTGTCGCAACATCGTCGGCAAGGGCGTTCATGCGTTCACGAATTTTCTTACGTAGAACGTCAAATGCATCCATTATTCAGAATCTCCTTTCTTATCGTCACGCGCCATTTGCGCTTTAGTCTTTGCGATGTCTACACCAATCCGTAGACCCTCACGTTCTTGTTCTGCTTCCATCTTACGTTGGTCAGACTGAGCTTTAAGGCCAAGCTTCAACCCTTCACGTTCTTGGTCAGCTTTAAGTTTCTCTCGGTCAAGCGCCAACCTGTCCGCTTGCGCTGCCGCGTCAATCATCATCTGCTTCTCTTTGATCTCGACTTCTTTAGTCTTGATCTGGATTTCCGCTTGCTGCATCTGCACAATCGGGTCTTGCTGCGTCTGTGCGTTTTGCTGTGCTTGTGCCTCGGCTTGATGCTTACCTAAGAGCTGGCCTGCGGCCTGCGCGATGAGTCCTGACATCTGGTACTCGACTGCGCGTGGGAGTTCTGCATCTGGCTCAGGTAGTGATACACCCAACTGCTGCTCGATCTTCTGGCGGTAAGCCATGGCAACGTGCTCGGTAATGTGAGCGTTTGCTGCCTGCATAAGCACTTGAGCCTGTGGGTTTTGCCCCATGACTTGTGCAATCTGTGGATCCTGCATAGCTGCCATGTGAGTGCGGATGTGCGCTTCGTGATCTTGGTAGATAAACGCTTTGACCGGTTTACCCATAAGAATGTTCATGTTCTCGGATACTGGGTCTGTCGGCTTCTGGTCATCCTCAAGTGGCACGAGCTGATCTGCTTGCTTGATGTTTAACACTTCCAACATCTGGCGGTGTAACTTAGGCAAGTTGTAAATCTGAGGGGCCATCTGTGCAAGCTGCATCACGGCCTGATATTGCACCACACGTTGCGCAAGTGTTGACGCGTTAGGGTCGCTAACAGGAATAACTTCCACTAAGGCGTAGTCGGCGTTGCGGTCGCGAGGTGAACCCTCAATCGGCTGGTAGCCGTATTCACGTTTAGCAAAGTCACGGATGAGGCGTGCAAGTAAGCGAAGTTCTTGCTTCATGCTGAAGTGCATGCGCGCTTGAACCGCCGACATCACTTTCAAGTTACGCTCAATTAGCGCAAGCGTTGTGCCCACTGGGGCGTTTGCCGACATGTCACTAATCTTCATGTCAGGTGCTGCAGAAAACTTCTGCGCTTCGTCAGAAATAATCCCACGTAATTGCAACAGCACTTGGCTTGGCTCTTTGTATGGGAGCGGCATGATGTTATCGCGCAGTGTGCCCGAACTTACATCGACATCTCTAAACTCTCCGGGAGAAATCGGTGTGTCATCGCCCTTGATGCGCAAGCCGCGCGTCTTCATACCACCGGGCAAGTTAGACAGAGTACCCGCGTCCACCAACTGACGTGTTATAGATGTCGCACTTTTTGCGCTGTTACCAATCAGGTGGATGAGGCCGTAGCCATACGAACCAAAACCCGGCACATACTGGTAGTGCACGAAGTACTGGCGCGGCATCTTAGGATCAAAGTCCTCGTCGTCCTCTTGCTCATCCAACACGCGCGCGGGAAACGAGTCCTCGCCATCTGGCTCCCAGTTACGGCGCACAGACAGCACATCACCCGTATCTTTAAGTATTGTCACGACATACGGCAGGGCGATTTCGGTCTTCTCTCCCTTAGCGTTCTTAATTCTAAACTGGGGAATATCAATCTCTACTTGCATCTCAAGCAAGAGCGGACGGTCATCGTACGTAGCACTAAACCCAGTCTCTTCATCCTTAGCCTTCTGGATAGAGTCAGGCTGCATGATCGGGCCTTCTAGGATGTCAATATCCTCGCGGTAAAACCCACTTTCTTGCAGTTTAAGCAGCTGGTTGCGGGTCTTGCGCATACGGTGAGTGATGCGCTCACACATACTCACTTCACTCGTACCGTATGGCAGGATGACATCTTCTGCAGGTACAAACATAGACACTTGGCGCCCAAGGCTTGGGTCAAAATACACTTTCTTAAACGCTGAACCCGCAATCGGCAGGTTCCATAACATCTTCTCATGCTCTGAGCGGTACTCTTTCATTACCGTCGTAAGCTCATAGTTCATGTCGTCCTGTACACGTTGTGCGGCATCCGTGTTCTCAGGAGTAATCTTACCGATGATCTGTGTCTTGACAGGGCCTGCGGCTGGAAACGTTTCCATAATCGCTTCAGCTTGGAAGCGCACCGCGGCTTCTGCAATCAGTGGTGAGTGCACACCACACGCACCGGGCCAAGGCTCTGTACGCTCTTCGTACTTCAGGCCTAGTAACTTAATACCATCTGTGTATGTTTGTTCCCAGTCTTTGCGTGAACCCACGTCGTTTTCGTAGTCAGCAAGCAGGTCAGAGGCTAGTTGAGAGAGATCACCGTCGTCCATGAGCTCAGCTAAGTTTGCATCAAACGGCATATCCCCAATATCTTCGTCTTCAATCTCGCCGGGAATAATTGTTATCTCAACACTGCCGTCATCGAGTGTCACCATCTCTGGGTTAACAACTTCAATCTCCAACTCAGGCGCGTCATCGTCCATGCCATCCTCGATACCCAAGGGCGCTTGGTACAAACTTTTCTCAATAGCCATAATTTAACCTTTAATAGTAAGCCGCTACCCGTGGGCGCATAATTTCGTCTTGTGCATCTGTATCTAGTCGTATAAACCCACCATTGCGAAATCTCGCAAGGGCCATGGACACGCAGTCAACCATGTCGTCGTGATCTGACGCTGGGAATGCCGCTACTTGCTCCACAACCTCTTCTGCCCACTTGCGCCCTGCTGGGTACCACACCATACCGGATCTAAATATATCTGATATTGCGTTAATACGCGCTATTTTATCTCCTGTTCCCCTATGTGGGGTAAATTCGGAGACGGGTATGCCCATTCTGCGCAGTTCTTGGAAGAGCGGTGTGCCGCTAGACTTCTTTTCCACGATAAACGAGTCCGGTTGCCAGTCTTTGTACTCTCTAAGCGCAAGCTCCTTGAGCTCATGGAACTCTACTCGCACGTTAATAGAATTCAGTAAGATTATATGGCTTGCCCCGTCGGTATACCGCTCGTCATTGAAGACCCCCCACGTCAAAAGTGCAGTGAAGTCAGCCCGCGTGTTCTTTTCCGCCGCCGCGTCCAGCGTCATAATGACGTATTCGCAGTTCGGTGGGTCATCTTGATCCCAACGCTTCCACCATTCCCGCTTAACAAGTGCACCTTCCTCTGCAGTAGGTGATTGTTGGAACTGCGCGTTCCATTGGAACAACGGCATAGACGCTTTTGTGCGGTGCAGTGCCTCTAAATCGTAGAATTCAGGCCATAAAGCCTTCTCATGCTCGGTATTTTCGTTAAATATGGCTGGAAACTCGAACATTTCGTACTGATCCGAGTTTGTAATACGACCCATGTCCTTACCTAAGCGCCCGATCAGGTCATTTGGGTGCCAACGGGTGTGCACAATGGCAACTTTACCCTGTGGCATCAGACGAGTACGCGCACCGTACGTAAACCATTCATACACGCGGTCAAAAACTTCATAGTTACCGTTCAAAACGTCCTGTTCTGAGAACGGATCATCAACAATTAGGAAGTGCGCACCACGACCAGCCAAGGCAGCACCCACACCACAGGCAAAATACTCGCCACCCATGTTTGTGTTCCAGCGCCCAGCGCTTTTTGAGTCCGCCGCAAGTGTAACTGTAGGAAATATAGCCTTATATGCAGGGCTATCAACGATGTTACGCACCTTCCTACCGAAATCAACCGCCAAATCTGCCGTGTGCGAGACCATCAGCACCTTCTTATCGGGGTTGCGCCCTAGGTACCATGCAGGAAAATAGATAGAAACCATCTGGGACTTACCATGACGAGGTGGTACTGATACCCCGATGCGGTCTTCTTCACCACGCTCCATCTTCATTAGCAGATCCGCAAGCCTGCGGTGGTGTCGTCCAACTTTATAGTTGGGATCCATGTGCTTACAAAACTCAATTAAGTCATTTCGGCAGGTCTGTGCAAGCTTACGTTGCTCGAGCACATCGGCAAGTTGTTCTATTTCGCGCTGTTCTTCAAGGGAAAACTCGTCTAGTCGCTGTAGCATCAGCTCAATTTCAGCAAGACTGAAATCCACGGCTTCACTCATTTGGCACGATACCCAGTTCTTTATCTAGGTCGATCACGTCGCCACCCACCATGACGGCATCAACAACATCTGGTCTGTCGTTATCTAGTATGCGATTAAATTTCTCGCGCAGCTTCTTACGCAAGTCATCTGTAGACTGGTGTGTAATTAGCACCTCACTGCGTTCTGTGAAGAGCCCCACGTCGCTGATCTTACCCAGCAGTTCCAACGCACGGATGCGCACGCGGGGGTCTGGGTTTTCTGACTCTAGTAGTAACTTATTTGTTACCAGATGGCGGATCTCGACACTATGACGCACTACAGCCGTACCGAACTCATCGAGAATACTACGCGTTTGGATAAGTGAAGCCGGAGTCATTGTTGCTGCACGGCTGTTGGATACCGCACGGGAAGTCTTTTCGGGGTCAGCAGCGTAGGCGGCGGCGAGTGTTGCAGCCACATCATTATCTGAATTGCTAGGTGGGTCGATCTGCATTCCGAGGCCAGCGAGAATATCTGCGGTGTGCGCAGTGGCCTTGACTCGTTCGTACAAGTCAGTGATCGGTTGTTGCGGTAGTAGAGGCACCCCAATGTCGGGCGTAAGCAACATCGCCATAAGATCCTTCTGCGCACCGTTAGGTCGTTGCACGGAGTGTAACTTCTTAGTGTTTAGAACGCAATATTTTTTTATATAAAAATTTTTAGTATGGGCGTTTATTTTGCACCGGGGGGTGTTCTGTGTAGTGGGAGTGGGGCTAAGGAGCGCTTAGTTATTAGTCAAGTAACGCTTAGGAAAGGTAAACGTTTGAGCGTAATAGTAATACTATACAGCACATGACAACAACGTCACATTGGGCGGGGCGGGGTACGGTGGGTTCGGCATAACTCGGTTTCCCCTAGCCAGAAAACGCCAAGCCAACACCAAAATGTAATCCTTACACTGTAAGGAACATCTTTACACAACTTGACACAATATGACATATGCCCTATAATATCTTTACTGACAAATTAGTCAGTACTTCAAAACTCTTATAAGGATTACAGCTATGAAAAAGCAAGCCTCCTCTTTAGTATCGGCTCTCACTTCAGTTGTCATGGTTCCCTCTGAAGTTGTTATGTCCAATACTACTCGCTCCGCTATCATGTCTTACGTCAGTACTGATATGACTGTCGAGGCTAAGCAAGCAAAAAACCTTCGCACGATTTCTGAGGGTTTGCACGCCGATGGCTTTACAGGCCATATGCTTATGACGATCGACAACGGCGGCTCTGAATCGGCGCGCGCCCAAACGATTGACGCTATTATCGCGGGTTTCTCTAAGTCAGATTTTGCCCTGTACCATAAAGACGCAAAGACTTTAGACGTTGTCACCAAAGCAGAACGCACCAACCTTCGCACTAAGAAAGACACGTATTTAAATCGTATTCGGACGCACTTGTTTGCCATTGACGGACTGGACAAAAAAGGCGAGGTTATCAGCACTGAAACGGAAACCGAATCATCCGAATCGGTCAAAACTGAAAACCAGAAAATCCATGCCGCACTTGCTGCAGTAATTACTAAACTGCAGAAAATGGAAAGTCCGGACTTCGATGTTGCTGATTGTGTAAAACGCATCATGTCAGCGCAAGGCATGATCCCTCTCAACTAAACAGGATGGGCGGGGAAACCCGCCCACTAAACCATGCTTAAAAAATTCGCTAATGTTTTTTGTTTTGTTTGGCTTTTTGCAATGGCTGTATTTTTTGCAGATTGGATTCTAGATATACTCGCACAATAACTTAGGGGTTAATTATGGCTAGTAAGAAAACTTTATGGGCTGTCCAATTACAAGAATGGCCCGAGTCAATTCAATTATCTGTCGCTGAAATGATGGACTGGGTAAATGCCACTACCAAAACAGGATGGAAACGTGAGCAGCTGTTAACCCAGATTATTTATTGCTTAGAATATCCTAATGGCGTGTTTTACCGAACGTCCGAAAAGCCAAACGCATTTGTAGGTTTTCGCTTTGGGGTTATCGATCGCCAGTATCAGAGTGGTTTCCCTTTATGGAACGGCGAATACGGCTGTTAACCCTAATACCTAGTTTTAACTTAGCCCGCTTGGTGAAAACCTTGCGGGCTTTTTTGCGTCTATACAATCCTACCAATCCTTACACCTGTAAGGTTTCGGCACAATAAAAACCCTCCCGTTGCCAAACCGATGGGCGCAGCCCATGCCAAACCGATCAACCTATGCCATGCACAATGCCGCTTAGATTCGCCAGTCAGTTTTTTCTTGATGGTTTATGATAGTTCTTCGAGTCGCGATGAGCGCAGCTTTTTTGAGCAGGCTGAAGAGCCACACGCCTCTAAGGCTGGCGGGGAGCACCGCGGAGAGCCACACGCCTCTAAGGCTAGCGGGGAGGAAAATGATAGTTGTACGAGTCGCGACGAGCGCAGGCTAAATTTAAACTATGCAGAGTTATGGTGTGTTTGAAAAGTGAAAGTTCTGCCTCAAATGTTCTAATGTTCTTCGAATGTTCCATTTGTTAGGAACATTAGTTTTACGCCACTTTACGTAGTTTTACGTACATCCTTGACACTATTTAGTAAACCATAGTTTGTGTTTTAGTAAGTTATATTAATATATTATGAATGTTCTAATGTTCTATTTGAGATTGCCTTTTAACCCAGGAATTTTTTTTAGCCCTTTTTGAAGTCCTGCGAAAGTTCCAATTTTGCCCAAAAAACGCGGACACCACTTTCAGCTAGGTATTACCCGCGAACATTGTTACTTTCGAACATTCGTTCCACATCAATAACTTGCACACACCCCATACAGAACTATATAAGAACTTTCACTAACTAGGGGGTATACAGCATACGTCATCGACAATAAGTAACACCTTGCAACCAAGTGAGGGGTATACAGCATACGTCAAGAACGATCTGACACTATTTGTCAAAACTTGACATAGTATGCTACTTGGGGTATAATAGAGGTATGGTGAATGAAGAAACGCCATGACCGACACCTAACAATAAACCTTACAGTGTAAGGAAAGGAAATAAACATGACTACCCAACAGCAAGAGATGCACGACGAGATTCACATGGTGCTGCGTGACTACCACTCAGGGCTTTTTCGTGATGCTGATTTACTGCGTGCCATGGCGTACATCGCCAACAAGCACAAGGACATCGACCTTGGCAATTGCATCGACATCAACACTGGTGAGCGTTACCCTGCGGTCGCAGGGATTGGAAAGTTCGATGAGTGAGGACACCAGATATTTATGCACCACTTGCTTTGGTGGTTACGTGCCGCACAAGCGGTTCAAGTTGGGCTACAGCACGTGCCTACCCTGCGGTGAGCAACAAGCGCAACAACGCAAGCACACAATCGTGCCGTCCCACAAGAGTAATTACATTGTCGTGACCGACATGGATGACTTAAAAGATCTTAACCCTAAGTACATAAGGAGTGCGAAATGAAAGAAGGTAGAGAAGAATTTATACGTTGTGTGTTAGACCAGATGTACGAAGATGTTATCAACAACCGATTAGAGGGAATTAAAAAACTGTTGGACTTTGTGCCCGATTTTGAACTGATTGCCTACATACCCGAAATAAACATGGAGGACGAAGATGACTAACTACAAAAACCTTACCCCTGCTAACTACACCATGGGTTATCAGGACGCAGTCAACAACAAGATCAACATCCATGCATACGACACGTGCAAGCAGTACCAGAAAGGGTTTGATGCAGGATGCATGGACGTAAAGGAAGCAGAGCAAGGCGAAGTTGAACCCTTTTAAGGAGAACGTAATGGAATTCACAGCAGGAAAGCTGCCCAACGGCAAGATCGTAGAGGTGCTAGGTATCACGCCCGACAAGGGTATCAGTGTGTGCCATGAAATCTACAGCGATAAGGCTTTTGAGCTGCGAGTGTACGTGCCGCTTGACACCCGTTTTATCTGGGTGCGTAAGTTTAGATTCAATGAGGTGTAAGTATCAAGAAGTGTAATAACTTGACATAGTGTGTCATATAGTGTTATAATGTAGTTGTAGTGAATGAAATGAAAGTAGGCAGCGCAAGCTGCTTATACGATGAAGTACTAACTAACTAAACCAATCAAACCTTACAGCTGTAAGGAAAAGGAAAACATCATGGACATGACTCAAACACACACAGCACCATCTATTAGCACAACCACAATACCTCCGGTATCTACTCCGTCAATCAGTACGGCTGCAATGCTCGTGGAACTAAACATCAGTACGTGGACAGGTCGGAAGCTTGACAAGCGAGCAAGCGCAGAAGTCACCACACAAAACAACGCAGCACGTGGCACGGCAAGCGTGAACAAGAAGTTGCTCGGGGACTGTGCCGAATTGGATGCAGTGAGTAAGTTTGCAGCTAACGCTCGCAACATCCACTATGCGATGACCATGCCATGGTCGGACTCGGGACTACGCCTGTTGCCTACGGCGCAATACTTCAAGTACACCAAGCAGGTGAGCGAGTTAGAGCAGGAGTTCGCACGCCTCGTGCAAGTATTCATCGACGCGTATGCGTGGGAGATTGGGCAAAGCCAAGTCAAGCTAGGCGCGTTATTCCATGCCGATGAGTACCCGACATCCGACAGCTTGGTGTCTAAGTTCCGGTTCAGCGCTAACTATATGCCTGTGCCAGAGGTGGGCGACTTTCGTGTGGACATGGGCAAGGAGGCTAATGATCTCTTAACTTCTCACTACACACAGTACTACACGACACAGCTTAACAACGCAATGGGCGATATATGGAAACGTGCGTACACAGCGCTATCCAAAATGTCAGAACGCCTTGACTATGCCGACAGCCGCGACAAGACCACACGCAAAGTGTTCCGTGACTCGCTTGTGGATAACGTGGTCGAGATCGTGGACATTATGAAATCATGCAACATCACGGGCGACAGCCAGATGGCAGCAATGGCACGCTCACTTGAAGATACGTTCTTGTGTGTGTCAGCCGAGGCGTTGCGTGAGGACGACTACCTGCGCCATGAGACTAAGCAGAAAGTGGACGCAGTACTGAGATCACTACCATCCTTACAGCTGTAAGGTTTTGCAGCACCGAGTAACACAATCAAACATCTTATAAGGAATTATCATGGCATCAGCCACATCACTCTATGCGCTATCCCTTGACCAAATCACCAACGCCATCCTGCATGGTGGCGACAAGCGCACGATGCTTGTGCAAGGACACATGGGTACGGGTAAGTCATCCCTGCTCAAGGCACTAGCTAAACTGTTACCCGATCACACGCCCTGCTACTTTGACTGCACGACTAAGGACTTGGGTGACATCTCTATCCCTAGCTTACAAACTATGGACGAGCAAGGGTTCGTGCGCTTTGTGCCCAACGAAGAGTTGGGTGTGCACTTGAATAAGCCCATCATCTTGATGATCGATGAGTTCGGTAAGGCTAACCCTGCGGTCAAGAACGCAATGCTACGTATTATCTTAGAGCGCAAGATCGGGTCGAACGATGTACGCGGGCCTGTGTTCGCAACCACTAACCTAGGGGCCGAGGGTGTAGGTGACTTGGTACCACCCCATGCACGTAACCGAGTGACCATTGTGAAATCACGCAAACCTACACATATCGAGTGGGTCGAGTGGGGTATTAACAATGGCATCGATCACACGTTACTAGGGTTTTGTAAGGACACCCCTGCATTGTTTCAATCGTTCGATGAGGTCAAGACACCAGAGGACAACCCGTACATCTTTCACCCACAACAGCAACGCGAGGCGTTTGTTACACCACGTTCATTGGAAGCAGCATCGGACTGGCTCAAACAGCGCGAACATTACGACGATCAATCGTTAACAGCTTTACTCATGGGTACGATAGGCGAACGTGCAGCACTTGATCTGATGGCGTTCGTGAAGTTAGCCGATGAGTTGCCAAGCCTTGAGTCTATTAAGAAAGACCCGATGGGTGCAGCACTACCGACATCGGCTGCGGTCAAGTGTATGGTCGTGTTCCGTGCGTTGACTAACATCGAGCGCGATTGGGTTGACCCATGGATGGACTACATGATGCGTATGGACAAGGAGTCCCAAGGTATGTTCGCCAACGGTGTACGCCAAGAGAAGTACTCACGCAAGAACATCGTGATGACTAACAAGAAGTTCACCACGTGGGCAATGGCTAACAACTACCTGTTCACAGCCGACAAGGCTTAACTAAAACCTTACAGTGTAAGGAAGGAGAATGAAATGCTAATGCTAGGTAAACAACTCACAGTCGAGCAGCGACTGAACAAGGCAGTCATCGACATCATGGCTGAGCCGCACTACTACGCTATCGCACCAGTGCTAATGATTGGTGATAAGTCAGTATGCGATAAGACACCCACGGCTTACACCAATGGGCGTGACGAAGTGTACGGGCGCAAGTTTGTCGAAGGCTTGACCGATGCCGAGCTGCGCTTTCTTGTATTGCA